AGCCGACACGCTTTATGGCGGAGACCTCCCACTACAGCAAGGAGGCTGCAGATTATGCCGTGCTCTTTATCGAAAGTCTCCGGCATACCAAAGGCAGCTGGTACCGGAAGCCCTTTGATCTGATTGACTGGCAGGAGCAGATCATCCGAGATCTTTTTGGTGTTCTGAAGCCAAACGGCTATCGCCAGTTCAATACAGCCTACATCGAGATTCCAAAGAAACAAGGAAAGTCCGAGCTTGCCGCGGCGGTCGCTCTGCTTCTCACCTGCGGCGATGGGGAAGAGCGTGCAGAAGTCTACGGTTGTGCCGCAGACAGAAATCAGGCCAAGATCGTGTACGACGTGGCCGTTGATATGGTGCGGCTCTGCCTCGCTCTGGATAAACGAGTGAAGATTCTGGAATCCCAGAAGAAACTCATCTATCTTCCGACGAACAGTACCTATCAGGTGCTCTCTGCAGATGTCGCCAATAAACACGGTTTTAATACGAGCGGCGTGATCTTCGATGAGCTTCACACCCAGCCGAATCGGAAATTATACGACGTTATGACAAAAGGATCCGGCGATGCCAGAACCCAGCCGCTTTACTTTCTGATCACGACTGCAGGAACGGATACGAATAGCATCTGCTACGAGGTCCACCAGAAGGCACTCGATATTATCGCCGGAAGAAAGATTGATCCGACCTTCTACCCTGTGATCTACGGCGCAGCGGAATCCGACGACTGGACAGATCCGGAGGTCTGGAAGAAAGCGAATCCTTCGCTTGGCATCACGGTCGGCATCGATAAGGTGCAAGATGCCTGCAACTCCGCCAAACAGAATCCCGGCGAAGAGAACGCCTTCCGGCAGCTGAGACTGAACCAATGGGTAAAGCAGGCTGTCCGCTGGATGCCAATGGACAAATGGGACGCCTGTGCCTATCCTGTGGATCCGGATGAGCTGGAGGGCCGTGTCTGCTATGGCGGTCTCGACCTTTCGTCCACAACGGATATCACAGCCTTTGTCCTCGTCTTCCCGCCAAGGGATGAGACGGATAAATATGTGGTTCTCCCCTACTTCTGGATTCCGGAGGACAACGTTGATCTTCGTGTGAGGCGTGATCACGTTCCTTACGACCTCTGGGAGAAGGAAGGCTATCTCGAAACGACCGAAGGCAATGTCATTCATTACGGATTTATCGAGAAGTTCATCGAGAATCTCGGGAACCGGTTCAATATCCGTGAGATCGCCTTTGACCGCTGGGGAGCTGTCCAGATGGTACAGAACCTCGAGGGCATGGGCTTTACCGTTGTTCCTTTCGGCCAGGGATTTAAAGATATGTCTCCGCCTACCAAGGAGCTCATGAATCTGGTCCTTGAGAAACGGATTGCCCACGGCGGGCATCCGGTGCTCCGCTGGATGATGGATAACATCTTCATCCGTCGTGATCCGGCAGGAAACATCAAGGCAGACAAGGAAAAGTCCACAGAGAAGATCGATGGCGCGGTCGCTATGATCATGGGCCTCGACCGGGCAATCCGGTGCGGCAACGATAGCGGCGAATCCGTCTACGACGACCGCGGCATCCTCTTTCTCTGATCATGCAGGAGGTATGAATGAGCATCTTTTCAAAACTATTTAAATCCAGAGATAAGCCGCAGAACTCCACGAACGGGTCCGGCTATCGCTACTACTTCGGCGGCACGACTTCCGGCAATACCGTAACGGAACGATCTGCCATGCAGATCTCAGCAGTCTATGCCTGCGTCCGTGTTCTCTCGGAGGCCATCGCAAGCCTGCCGCTTCACCTCTATGAATACACAGAGGAAGGCAGCAAGGTGAAAGCTGTGAAACATCCGCTTTACCGGCTTTTACATGATGAGCCGAATCCGGAAATGACATCGTATATCTTCCGGGAAACTTTGATGACGCATCTGCTCCTCTGGGGCAACGCTTACGCACAGATCATAAGGAACGGACGCGGTGAAGTCGTAGGGCTATATCCTCTGATGGCAAACCGGATGCGTGTGGACCGTGATGAGAACGGCCACATCTACTATGAGTACCAGATGAATACCTCGGATGCTCCCACGATGAAAACCGGAACGGTCCGGCTCTCCCCGGAGGAAGTGCTGCATGTTCCCGGTCTTGGCTTTGACGGCCTTGTCGGTTACTCCCCTATCGCGATGGCGAAGAACTCCATCGGCATGGCAATGGCAACCGAAGAATACGGCGCGTCCTTCTTTAAGAACGGCGCGAATCCGTCCGGCGTGCTTTCCATGCCCGGGACGGTAAAGGATCCGGAGAAGATCCGCTCCTCTTGGGAAGCGGGCTTCGGAGGAAGCCACAAGGCCAACAAGGTCGCGATCTTAGAGGAGGGCATGACTTATACCCCGATCTCCATCTCGCCCGAACAGGCGCAGTTTCTGGAGACTCGGAAATTCCAGCTGGATGAGATCGCAAGGATCTTCCGGATTCCACCCCACCTCATCGGTGATCTGGAGCATGCAACCTTCTCAAACATTGAGGAGCAGTCACTGGAATTTGTCACTTATACGCTGGAGCCGTGGCTCGTCCGCTGGGAACAGTCGATGCAGCGCTCTCTCCTGCTTCCGCAGGAAAAGGAAAACTACTTCATCCGCTTCAACGTGGACGGCCTGCTTCGAGGAGATTACGGCAGCCGGATGAGCGGCTACGCCACCGGCATTCAGAACGGCATCTACTCCATCAATGATGTGAGAGAGCTTGAAAACATGGACCTGCTTTCTGATGAGGAAGGCGGCAACCTTCACGTCCTGAACGGAAGAATACAGAATCAGAAAATAAGGAGGACTCAGATGAATCCACAGAAGAAGTTCTGGAAATGGGTAAGAAACAAAACGCCCGTACCGGAAAATCCAAGCGAAACAACTGAATCAAGAACCTTGTTCTTAAACGGAACAATCGCTGAAGAGTCGTGGTTTGACGATGACGTCACCCCGGCTCTTTTTCGTTCCGATCTTGAGAACGGAACCGGCGACATCACCGTCTGGGTAAACAGCCCCGGAGGCGACTGCTTCGCGGCAGCTCAGATCTACAACATACTCCGTGACTACAAGGGAAAGGTCACCGTCAAGGTAGACGGTCTTGCTGCATCGGCAGCGTCCGTCATTGCAATGGCAGGCGATACGGTTCTCGTCTCTCCTGTCTCGATGATCATGATCCATAACCCGAGCACTGTTGCGATGGGTGACACGGCAGAAATGCAGAAAGCCATCCAGATGCTCTCCGAGGTGAAGGATTCCATCATCAATGCCTATCAGGCAAAGACCGGTCTTTCGAGAAACAAGCTCTCGAAACTCATGGATGAGGAGACCTGGATGGATGCCGGCAAGGCTGTGGAGCTTCACTTTGCAGACGGCATGATTGAGCGCGACGAACTCTACGGTACCAAAACAGTACCTGAGCCTGACGAAGAGGATGAGCCATCCGAGGGCGATGAGAAACCGGACGAGTCGTCAGAAGAGATTGAAGAGCAGCCTTCCGGCATGCTTTTCTCCCGCTACCAGGTGGCAGCAGCGATCAATAAGAAACTCTGCGACTACGCAAGGAACCACCCTGCAACCCCGCAGGCCAAAGATACCACTCACTTACACAGGGTCGATGACCTCGAAAAGAGACTCGATCTCATGAAACAGTTCATCTAAGGAGGAAAATATTATGACTTTACAGGAGCTTATGAACAAGAGAGCAAAGGCATGGGAAGCTGCAAAAGCCTTCCTTGACTCTCACAGAAACACCGACGGACTTCTCTCTCAGGAGGACGGTGAAACCTACGACCGCATGGAGAAGGAAATCACCGACTACACCAAGGAAATCGACCGTCTGAACAGACAGGCAGCTATTGAGGAGCAGATGGGAAAGCCGACCGCTTCTCCCCTCACTGGAAAGCCGGGAGCCGGCGTAAAGGACGAGCCGGAGAAAAAAGGCCGTGCTTCTCACGCATACGCCAAGGCAATGATCGCTGCCATGCGTACCGGATTCCACCAGGTATCCGATGTTCTGGAAGAAGGCAATGACGCGAACGGCGGCTACCTTGTTCCGGAGGAATGGGATTCCCGTCTGATCGACAGACTCGAGGAGGAGAATATCTTCCGCGGACTTGCGACTACCATCACCACATCCGGCGAGCACAAGATCAACATTGCTGCGACTAAGCCCGCGGCTGCATGGATTGAGGAAGGTCAGGAGCTCACCTTCGGCGACGCTACTTTCGACCAGGTGATCCTCGATGCCCACAAACTGCACGTAGCCATCAAGGTAACGGAGGAACTGCTCTACGACAACGCCTTCAATCTTGAGAACTATATCATCGATACCTTCGGAAAGGCCATCGGCAATGCCGAGGAGGATGCTTTCTTGAACGGTGACGGCAAGGGCAAGCCGACCGGCATCTTCGCTGAGACCGGTGGCGGCCAGACTGGTGTGACCATCTCCGGCACTAAGATTACTGCCGATGATGTGATCTCCCTCATCTACGCCCTCAAGCGTCCGTACAGAAAGAATGCCCTTTTCATTCTGAACGACTCCACTCTTGCAGTTCTCCGCAAGCTCAAGGATTCGAACGGTGTGTACATCTGGCAGCCTTCCTACACTGCCGGTGAGCCGGATCGTCTCTGCGGATATTCCGTTCTGACCTCTGCTTATGCTCCGGCGCTGGAAGCTGGAAAGCCTGCCATCGCATTCGGCGACTTCTCCTACTACAACATCGGAGACCGTGGCACTCGTTCCGTTCAGGAACTCCGTGAGCTTTTCGCAGGCAACGGAATGATCGGCTACGTCGCCAAGGAGCGTGTTGACGGCAAGCTCGTTCTTCCGGAGGCTGTACAGATTCTGAAGGCTGGAGCATCCGCCTGACGGATTCCCTCTTAACTAGTAAAGGGGCCGGAGCCAATCACTCCGGTCCATATCATTATGGAGGTGCTTATGGTAAAGCTTGAGGACGCCAAGAAATATCTCCGAATTGATTATTCGGATGAAGATGCACTCCTGCAAAGCGAGATCTCCGCAGCAGAACGTCTGGTAGCTGATGTGCTGAGGAAGGACTCGCTCGACGACAGTGACAGCCCTCTCGTCATGGCTGCTGTTCTCTATGCCCTCGCTTACTTAAATGAGCACCGGGAGGAAGCAGACCATCACGCACTGATTCTTACCCTCCGCGCCATTCTGTTTGGAGAAAGGAGCCCTGGATTCTGATGAACATTGCAGGCATGAACATCCGCATCACGATTCAGAAAAATGAAATCGTGAAGGACAAGTACGGAAACCACACCAATGCGTGGACGGACTTTTTCACCTGCTGGGCAACGCCAGTTCAAAGCGGCGGCTCAGAGAAACAGGAAGCCGGAACCACGAACAGTACGGAGGCACTTGATTTCACGGTCCGGTATGCGGAATGCCTCGAAGGGCTCGACTCCACGAAGCTCAGGATCCGACACGGCGATGATCTCTACAACGTGACGGCGATAGACCCGATGGGATTCCATCACCGAAGTCTGAAATTCCGATGTGAGAAGGTGAAGCGATGAAGATAAAAGCAGACGATCTTGCTGCAACGGTTGAGAAGACACTCTCCGACTACGTGGAGGATGTGAACGATGTTGTAAAGCAGGAAATCAAGGATGCCGGCAAGGAAGCTGTAAAGGAACTGAAGGAAAAATCACCCAAGCGCAGAGGCAAGTACGCCAAGAGTTGGCGATCCACAGTTCAGAAGGAAACGGCTGTCGGCGCTGAAGTCGTCGTTCATAACAAGATCTATGGACTCACCCATCTTCTGGAAAAAGGTCATGCCAAGCGTGGCGGAGGTCGCGTTGATGGGATCCCGCATATCTCGACCGTGGAGGAAGACATCACCGGAAAGCTATCCGACGAGATTGAGAAGGAGTTGAAAAGCTGATGGACAAGATCATCACCATTCTGGAGGAGCTGGGTCTTCCCTTTGCCTACGATCACTTTACCGAGGGTGAAGGACCGGATCCACCTTTTCTCTGCTAT